CACTGTCAAGACCGTGGTCCATAACGATCTGTCTGTTGACTTTGAATCCATTGAGTTCAAGGTGTCCCATTGCAACCTTGCACTTTGTTTTTCTGATAAGTTTAGTTGTTTCTTCTTGGTTCTCATTATTAATCCAAGGAAGGATAAGAATAGGGAGTTTTCCAATAGTAACTTCTGTAGGAGAAGAATACACCTCAACATTATCATACTCTTTCAGTAGAAGGTCTACTGCATTGACTTCATTAGTATTCTTATAGTAAGCATCATGATTACCTACCATCAGGTGCATATTAATACCTCTCTCTTTGAGAGGATTAAACACAACTCTCTTTGCCCACTTTAATGCTTGGAACTCAATACCCTTTCTACTGTCAAATGCATCACCCATATGGATAACAGTATCAATCCCTTCCTTATCTAAGGTAGGAAAAAATACATCCTTATAGAATTGCTCAAAGTAATCATGAAAAAGTTTAGAACCTTTCCTTGCACCATAATGAGTGTCTGTGATAATTGCTACACGCATTATTCTTCCTTAACTTCCCAAGAACCACCAACACCACCATCCATGTTAACAACAATATCTTGTGGTTCAACAGGTGTATATGAGTGATGAGGTTTGTGTTCTCTATCTAAGGGTTGTGATTTAGTGAAGTCTCTACGAGAATTATTACTGATAACAATGAAAGCATCCTTATTATACTTACGTGTTCCATAAGGTGATGCCCACTTTTTATTATAGGTTTCACCTTGATGGATACCAGACACCACTGTGCCACCAATCTCTACAACAATATCATCTTCTTCTTTCCAGTCAAGAGTCTCAATAACATCTTGAACTTTATCCATAATGCCATTATCATCCCAAGCAAAGAACTCATCATTGTTCTTTGTCCAGTCATGTGGGGGGATGTCACTCATAACTCTCTCCTCTGGGTCTAGACTTCCAAGCATTAGTTACCTCTCAGTTTCTGATGCACAGCATCTTTGATGCTATTATACTCAGAGAAATTACTGCTGTCAAGGTCATTGGCGTCAAAGACCTCATCAAAGTCAGTCTTCTCAAGAATCTTGTTCTTGATCTCTAACTGCTTCTTCTCCTGAGAGATTCTTCTCAGAAAGGCATAGTAGATAATCTGTGTGAAATAAGCAAAAGGATTTTTAGATTTCTCAGGATTGAAGTTGTGTACATATCTAACACAGTTTTCAATACCATCACAAATCATATCATCCTTGAACATGTAGTTCACAAAGTTAGGCTTATATGATAAATGATTAGCAATCTTTAAGAAGCACTCACCAATGTATCTTGGAATAACTGGTTTGGGTTTGTCATTCAATTTTGCTTTTTCTACCTGAGCAAAATAGTTTTCAAGTGCATTCAAAAATTCCTTGTTGTTTACATAATGTTCTGGATTCTTGGACTTTGGCATTATTGAGTTCCTACAAGGTTACATTAAATGTATTTTGAATACTTATATTATAACAGAATTAGTTAATCATGACAAGTGCTTGACAGAACTCTGAAACAATAGTAGACTAGGTTTGTTGCCTTTCAAGGATTGGTATTAGCTAATATTAAATAACTTCTCTAAGACTTCTTTGGTATCATGAACATTACCTAAGTAACCCATTTTCCTATCTAATTTAGAGTAGTTCTGTTTATTAATCTTTCTTACATAATCTTGATAGTTGACTATCATTTCAATATCTTCTGACTCAGACATTGTAAGAACATCTTCTAAGTTAATTACGAATAAATCTTCTGATGATGTCTTTAACCAAGGTTCAAATTTATAACCAGCAACATTACCTCTTGTTCTAACTTCTTCAACACAAATAGGATTAGATACAAGAAGCATAGTTCTGTCATCCTCCTCTGATGCTGCTACCTTGGCAAAGATTTCATCACCACATTTCAGTTTGATTGTTGCAAAAAAATCGTCTTCAATCCCCATACCTTTACTCCCTTTCTAGTCTTTTATATCAATAGTAATAATATCATAATTGAATTGCTCTGAAACATAAATTTTCACTCTTTCAATGAAGTGATTTAATGTATAATTTTTACGTGATCTAATTGTAAAATCGTCTGCAATATCATAAAGTTTGGCACTCACTTTGTCTTTACTTTTTCTGAGGACTCTACCAATACTCTGGAGGTTTCTAACTCTAGATTTTGATGGAGAGGCAAATATAACATTGTGAAGGTTTTTAATGTTAATACCTGTACTGAAGGTTCCATATGATGCAACAATAATTGCATCCTTTTCATTTTCAGTAATCTCTCTAACTTGCTCCCTATCCTCTGCATCTACACCGCCATGGATAAAGAATACCCTTCTACCTTTACTTACCTTATTATTTATTAACTCAAAAAGAATAGCACCATGTGCTTCTACCCTACTGAATAAGATAAGTGAGTTACCAGTTAAACTGTCAGCAAGATTAGTGATAAAGTTGTTTCTCTTTTCATGACCAATGAGATGTTGGATCTCATCTTCATAGGTATCAAACTTTTTGGGTTTATACTTCAAGACTAGGCATTGAATATCAAGAGTAGCAAGGTGACCTTCATCTTGTAATTTCTTAGTTTGTGTCACTTTATAAGAAGGTCCAAACAGTCCCTCTAACACCCACTTATGGGTCTGTGTGCCATCAAGTGTTCCTGTGAACCCATACCTATACTTGGCATGATGTAACTTGTCCATAATACCTACAAGAGACTTACTCTTAAAAAGGTGAGCCTCATCACCAATGATGACGTCATACTCTTCAAAGAACTTTCTATCTAATTGATAGACAGATTGCCAAGTGGTAATAGTAACCTCATTAGTATTGACTCTCTCCCTGCCAGCATAGATCCTGTGACAGTGATTCTCTGGGTCCCAACCATATTGCTGGAAGTCTTTATACATCTGCTCCACAAGAGATGTGGTAGGAACTACAAGCAGTATCTTTAAACCCTTTGCTACAAAGTATCTGGTAATAGTGTAAATCATAAATGACTTACCAGAACCAGTAGGTGAGATGAGTAGTTTTCTGTTGTACCTCAGAGCATCATGTACAGCATCAATCTGATAGTCTCTTGGTTCAAAGTGAGTGATAGAACTCATATAGTCCTTGACACCTTCCTCTGAAATCATCTCATTGACTTCAAATGGAGGACCATAGAATTTGTTATTTAAAAACTGATATGTGTAACCTGCATTCTCACAGAACGCAATGATTTTATCTAAGAGACCCACATAGATTCTCTTAGTTTTTAAATTGAATAGATGAACGAATCCATCCCAATGCCTGCTTCTGTACTGAGGCATGAATTTCTTATTGGGTACTTCAAAGGTAAATCTATCCCTTAGTTCATACTCAATATGTGGTTCAGTAGTGATTCTTAGATAAACTTCGTTTACCTTTTCAATAGTTAAATCTGCCATACATATAGGTTCTTCACCTATAAGTATTTATTAAGCATTTTCAAATCTATGTTCTAATATAATTCTGTAAAAATTATCTCTCATCATAATAAGACCCTCTTGTTCCTGAGCATCGCCACCAGGCCATCTTTGAACTGCCTGTGACAGACCTGTGTGGATGAGACGAATACCTTCTATGGGTAATTCTATGTGATAGTAACCTTCTTGATCCATTAACCTAACCCTGCAGTAAACCTCATAAATTCTATACTGTTCTTAATTTGATAAGTTCGATTAGTAATCTGTTTCAAGATTTCTTCTATATATCTCAACATCACATCATAGTATTCAATTTTCATAGAAACGTTAGATAATTTCTCATCTGCGTCAAGATACTTTGACATTGTATCTTTATCTCTTATCTTTTTAGGAAATGGATTTTCTACATATACTTCTGGGTCAGCTTTGCCAGAGAAGTATTCATACCTTTCATGTCTAATGTTTTTTCTTTGCTGCTCTGCTTTCTTTCTCAAAAGTAGCAAAGTATTATATGTGTCAAAATATTTGGAGTGCAGGACAGGAATTCTTAATGACTCTGTGTGCAGATTGTCAATGTCAATAACAGAATCCTTTTCCCACATTTCTTGTAGGGTAGGAAGGTCAATCATTTAGCAGCATTCAAATGGTTCAAAGTTGTAAATTAAGTATCTGAAGGTAACATCAGCAGAAAGATATTCTGCATCAGTCACTGTGGCATCAAAGTCAATATCAGATAATGCAATAGGAAACATATCCTTGAAGTGTACAGAGAATAGAGGTTTGCTTATACCATTCAGTATAGTCAAAGTTCCATCAGAATACAAGTTCAGGTCTCCACCTTCATTATCAATAGGACCTTCTTTTTGAAAATCATATATCTCTTGAAGACTCTCAGGGAAACCAATACCTCTCATCCACTTTTGAATCTCAAGGTAATTAGTTAGATTTTCATCAATCAAAAATCTAAGGGTTAAATCATTAAACTCAAGAACCTCACCAGGACGTGAGACATTCTTAAGGTAAGTCATTTGCTCTGCTACACCTAGACCAAGACCAGGTACATTAATAGCATTGCCAAAGAAACCTACCTTAGGTGCTCTCTGTACATTGAACCTAAACCCATTAGCTTGTAGGAAATTTACTTCACTAATTTGTCTAGATAGTGGTTCTTGTTTACTCATTAACTACTACTCCAGAATATCTGTGATGTTCCTCATTTGCATCTCCTTCATTATTAAATTGTTTTCTTTCAACAAACAATTCTGTCCACTGATCGTTACCTTTATAGTAAACTTCTTTGTTACAAACGATCTTTTTGATATGAGATGCCATGGGTTTAAGGCAGTGATGTATTATTTATCAGGATCCTTTAAGTTAAGAAATTTTGACTATAATAAGAGCCCTACCATCATCTTCAATGGCAATTACCTTACCTACTGCTCTCATATATTCTACCAAGGTTAAGTCAGATTCATTCTTTGCTTCACCAGTAATACTACCATCTGCTGTTGTGATTGGGATGATGTATTGACCAGCATTTGTTCCTTGTACATTAACAGGTACTTGACCAGCAAAAGCAATACGATCAACAGTGTTACGAGCAGTTTCTAGATTTTGATAGTATACAACTTTAGCAGCAGCAATCTCTGACTCAGTTCTTTCATCACTGTATCCACCAGGTTCTTCACCTATACTTGTGTGCCAAGTATCTCCACCCACATACGATGGGTTAGTTGACTTAACCACAAAACTTATGGAGTCGGCAAATACATTTGTCAACTTACCCTCAGAGTTAACTCCACATATATCACCTTTAGCAATTACAAAATTGCCAGATTTGACCATGTATTCTGCATAGTCAGTACCAGAAGCGTTAAGTGATCCTGAAGCATTGAGGGATCTACTAGTGGATGAATTTTTATACAAACGCATGACTGAAGCATTTGAGTTTGGTTGAGCGGGATCACTAGTAGAAGCAAAAATAGCACTGTCTTGATTTGAACCTCCAGAACCCTGATAACCACTTACAACAAGTACTGTTGTGCCTGCAGTGGCGTTGATACCATTAAATCGATGGTATCCACTCCCTATAAATCCCCCAGCATTGATGTATCCATCACCTCGGATTAGCACTCGCTGCAGTTGACTTGAGGAACCACTTGTATAGAAGCTAATTCCATCATGACCGTATACAGCGCATCCATCTCTTGAAGAACCACTATGGTCCTTCGCCATTATTCCTGATCCGCCAAAGGCGCTAGGCAAAAAACCAGTACGAAGAGAATAACCAGCGCTCAAGTTATTAAATGAATCAATCTCAATTGAACCAGCAGAAGTTATACGAAGTCTTTCTGGTGGAGTATCAACCCCATCACCTTTGTCTCCAGCATAGAAACGCAAGTCCATTCCAGAAGCGTTATCTCCATCAAAAACACGATTTGATGCTGCAACAATTTTAGCAAAGACACCAGTTTGATCAGTAGAAGCATCATTAGATTTAAAAGTAATAGACCCAAAGACTTCACCTGCAGCAGAAATGGTTTGATCTCTAGAAGAAAGTTGCAATACTCCACCTGGACCACTAGTTGAAGTTCCTCCAAAAATCTCTGTTATACCATTAGAATGGATACGAAGTCTTTCTGTTGGTGATGCAGGCGAGCCCGATGTTGTTTGGAAACTCAATCTTCCTGGCATGTCATTAGTGCCAGGTGTGCCGTCTACAAATCCAAGAATAGATGCACCTTGTTTAAAGTTTGTTCCATCTGCACCTTGGAAATAAATACCTCCCAGTTCATCACCGTTTACAACTATAGTATTACCACCAACGGAAGTTCCTCTATGTTTAGCAAGTCCAACATAAGGACCAGAACCATCTCCACTGCCAAAAATATGTTGAGTAAAACGTTTGTTAGTTGGTCCACCACTTGCACCTTCAATTTGCAAACCAACATCAGCACCAGGGGCATTACTACGAGGAGAAGTATTTCCAACCAGTAATCTTTGACTGGAATCAACACGAACTGCTTCACTACCACCAGTCTCTACTGTAAATGTATCAGCAGCAGGGAATCTGATGGCAGTGTTAGTGTCACCAGTATGGACAATCTTATCTGCAATAGAGAAATCACCCGTTGCACCAGCGGCATTAGATACAGATCCAGTTACATCACCTGTTAAGTTACCAGAGAATGTGGATGTAGTGACACCAGTTACAATAACACCACCATCTACAGTTTCAATTCTCTTGGTGTTATCATAATAAAGTTGTACTCCAGCATTTTCAGTGAAAACTGCTTGCGTTTCATTAAGGGCCGCATTTTTAATAGTTAATAAATTGGAACCAATGTTTAAACCGCCAGTTCCAGTATCACTAATATATGAATTACTTGCATCATGATAAAGTTGTAAGTCTTGTCCCGTACCAAGTCTCAATCTATCATCATCGAGCAAGTCTACATTGGTAGTAAAAGTAGTTCCAGCACCAGTAATATTAACAAATCCAGTGACAGTTAAGTTGTCATCGATGACAGTAGTTCCACCAGCAGAGTCAATGGTTAAATTACCAGATGTAGTGTCAA